CCTGAAAATAACCCCGGCGGAAAATTTTGAAAAAACATTTTTATTTAACTGGGGTTAAAGTCATAGAGAAGTCATAGAAAACATTATTTGAAGTAAGTAATAGTATAAAAAAAACAATACGAAAGGATTAACAATGTCTGAAGTTGCTGGACACGACGAGCATGTTCCTCATGAGGCTCAGGTAGATGCTGCTATCGATGATCAGCTCGAGAGAACTTCGACTCATGCTGCAATTGCAGATCCAGGATCACCTAGTGCATCATATACACAGGCCGAAGCTGTTGCTACTAATGATGCGGTCAAGGGTATTCTTGCGGTTCTGCGTGACGCAGGACTTATTCCAACTTCGTAATAAAATTATTATAGAGGAGTCTTAAAAAATAGAAAGGAGGTCGCGTGCCTGCTAGGCGAAGGCGCTCGGAGCCTGAGAAATCTCGCCACAGACCCGCGACAACTCCTGAGGGTCGTGAGAATCAAGTTGTTTCTCAAGCAATGGATTTAGCCGAGCAGCAAATTCGCAACGGGACCGCTTCTTCTCAAGTAATTACACACTTTTTAAAATTAGGATCAACTCGTGAAATCCTCGAACAAGAGCGTTTAAGACATGAAAATGAATTAACGAAAGTTAAAATAGAAGCTCTAGAATCTCAAAAACGTGTTGAAGAATTGTATAAAGAAGCTTTGGATGCTATGCGTTCTTACTCTGGAGAGACTCCCGAGGCGGATATCGAAGGAAACGATGAAAGTTAGAACTTATTCCGAACTTCAAAATTTAGATACATTTGAAGAAAGATTTGATTATCTTAAATTAGATGGAGTTATTGGAAGAAGTACTTTTGGATTTGATCGATGGATTAATCAGTATTTTTACAGACGTCGAGAATGGAAATCAGTTAGGGATTTAGTTATTGTTCGAGATGAAGGTTGTGATTTAGGAATTCGAGGATTTGAAGTTCATTATGGATTACTTGTCCATCATATGAATCCAATAACTGCTGAAGATATTCGGCATGGCGAAGAATGGATTTTAGATCCAGATTTTCTTATCACAACATCCTTACGAACTCATAATGCAATTCATTATGGGAATAACAACCTTTTACCAAGGGGTCCCATTGAACGAAAATCAGGAGATACAAATCTTTGGTAAGGAGGTGGAGTGGCTAATAAAATTAAAATACATTTTATCTATAAGAGTCTTATTTTATGAGCCCGAGTCCCATGCTTCCATTAGTTTATAAAATTCTTGGAAATTTTGCTATTCTTTTCACTGCATCCGCGGGTTTTATTGCTACAGATATTGATTTTCGTAGTCAAATAACTCTTGGCACAATACTTTTGGGAGCTTTGGTTCTTGTTGTAGCTGGAAGTTTTACTATTCGTTCTAAGATCGCTAATATTTGGCGAGAAGAAGCTGAGGGTGAGCGCGCGGCCAAAGAACGATTACAAGAAGAACTTAACGAAGCAAAAGATGAACGTTTAGTATTTGAAAAAGAGCAACAAGAAATTCGACATAATCTTAAAGATAAAATAGCTGAACTTAACGCTCAACTTAAAATTATGGAAGCAAAAACCGATTTAACTTCGGTTTTAGAAATTATTTCTAGTAATAGTGCAGCTACACAAAAAAATCATAATGAAACACATAAATTACTCAAAGAGATTCGAGATAAATTACCGGATGAGCCTATAAACGCTAGAATAGTAGAGGACGATACAAAAGGATAAGAGGGATGTCGACACCAGAAACGATTGATCTTACGCCACAAGAATTAGATCTTGTTCTATATGCTGGAGATGGTGTTCGGTTTCCTCTTGTAATTACAGATAAGGATGCCAATCCAGTAAATTTAACTGGTACACTTAGAGCTCAAATTCGAGCAAAATATGCTGATACTGCTCCAGCGGCATCATTTACTGTTGATTTAACTGATCCGGATACCGATTTAGCAACTGGAAAAGCTGTTCTAACCTTAGCTGGAGCAGATACACAAGCTTTGGTTGTTTTGGGTAAAAAATTTAAAGGTGTTTGGGATGTAGAGTGGACTCCAGATGGTGCTCAACCCAGAACTCTCTTACAAGGTAAAGTAGAGTGTGATCCAGATGCCACTAGATGAACTTAATGTTGTGGTTGAATGGGACCCGGTAATAGTTCAGATTGATATACCAGAACCAGTTTTGGGTGTAACATTAATTTCTGATATGGGTCCACCTGGGCCACAAGGAGATACCGGTCCAGCCGGAGCGGATTCAACAATACCGGGACCTCAGGGACCTCAAGGAGATCCTGGTATTCAGGGACCAGCAGGAACTCCAGGACAATCATTTACTTGGCAAGGTACGTGGGATAATGTAACAACATATGATCTTCGTGATGTTGTTGTGGGATCGGATAATGAAATTTATATTTCTGTGCAATCAGTAAATATTGATCATGATCCAGTTTTAGATACTGTACATGATTGGTGGGATGTATTTCCAATTGTTGGGGCCGAAGGACCTGCTGGACCAGCGGGATCTCAGGGACCTCAGGGAGATCCAGGACCTACCGGACCCACAGGAGCTGATGGTGCAACATGGTATTCTGGAATTGGAGCTCCCGATAGTGGCATTGGTATTATTGATGATCATTATTTTGATGAATCATCTGGCGACGTTTATCTAAAAACCGGATCTTCAACTTGGATATTTGAAATTAATTTAGTCGGACCGATTGGTCCCACTGGTCCTGCTGGTGTTGATGGAGCTACTGGTGCTGATGGATTAAATGGTTCAACGTGGTATTCGGGTTCTGGCGTTCCATCAAGTGGAACTGGCGTTGATAACGATTATTATTTCGATGAATCTAATGGAGATGTATATAAAAAAATTAGTGGTTCTTGGGGAAGTCCCATTACAAATATTACAGGACCAACTGGAGCAACAGGGCCTGCTGGTGCTGATGGAATTCAGGCGACCGATATACATGCTGCTACTAGCAAAACCACACCAGTGGATGCGGATGAAATGCCGCTTGTCGATAGTGCTGCTTCTTTCAGTTTAAAGAAACTTACCTGGGCAAATCTAAAAGCAACACTTAAGACTTACTTCGATGCACTTTATCCATCTGGTTCTGGTACTTCAACAGGAACAAATACTGGTGATCAGACAAGTGTAAGTGGTAATGCTGGAACAGCAACTACACTTCAAAATAGTCGTAATATTGATGGACAAGCTTTTAATGGTTCTGCTGATATTACAGTAATTGCTCCTGGTACTCATGCTGCTACGAGTAAAACAACTCCTGTTGATGCGGATGAGATACCTCTTGTTGATAGTGCTGCTTCAAATGTATTAAAGAAATTAACTTGGTCGAATCTTAAAGCTGCTATAGCAATTGCTCTCAGTGCTATTACAGCTAATAATCAAACTGGAACTACTTATACTTTAGTTCTTGGTGATGCTGGAGAAGTTATTGAATTAAATAATGCTTCGGCAATAACTTTAACTGTCCCACCAAATTCATCCGTAGCATTTCCTATAGGTACTATTGTTGAATTGTGGCAGCAGGGAGCTGGGCAAGTTACTGTCGCTGCTGGAAGCGGAGTTACTATTCGTAGTCCTGGTGCAAAATTAAAATTAAGTGCTCAATATGCATCGGCTACTTTGCGAAAACGTGCTACAGATGAGTGGGCATTAGAAGGAAATCTTAGCGCATGAAAATTATTATTTCAATTCTTATTGGATCTCTTTTCTCAGCAAGACGAGGTGCGATATCAGAACGATCGTCTAGTTTAACTCAACATGTAGATACTTTTAATTCTTCTGACACATGGACTTGTCCAGCAGGTGTAACAAGTATTGATTTTGTTGAAGCTTATGGGGCTGGTGGAGGCATTCCGAGCGCTGGATCGAATCCCTCTGGTGGTGGTGGCGGTGGAGCCTACGCGAAGCGTAACAGTATTCCTGTCACTCCAGGTCAGGTATACACAGTAACGGTGGGTGCAGGTGTAGCGGCGGGTGTGGGCGGGACGTCAAGTTTTACAGGCGACTCGTCGGTAACGTGTTCTGCGGTGGGTGGTCAAGCTAGCAATACCACAAGCGGCCACGTTGCGCCCGGAGGAGCTGCAGCGTCCTGTGTCGGCGATATAACAGCATCGGGAGGTGGGGGCGGAGCACCGAGCGGCACGCACAATGGCGGAGGTGGCGGTGGTGCTAGCGGTAATATCGGAACGGGCACTGGTGCAACTGGAGCAGCAGGTGGAGGTGGAGTTGGAACCAACACGGGAGGTTCCGGAGGCGTGGGTGCCAACGGAGGAGGCAGTGGAGGCAATGGTGGTACCTACTCGTCCGATACGGGAAGGACAAATGGCACAAGTCCTGGCGGTGGTGCGGGCGGGCACTGCTGGCAGAAGACGGGTTCGCAGCCAGGAGCCTCAGGAAGGGTAATTCTTACTTATATGGCTTAAAATAGGAGAATTAATGACCGATTATCCAAAACATGAAAAAGCGCATGCTTATGCGACACATTGCATTGGTGTTCATGAATCACCAACTCACTCAAATCGAGGTCCAATTCAGGTTTCAAATCCGTCGGGTGGAGTAAGTTTTTTTGAAGAGCATGATTTTGTTGCTGGAGAAGGTTACCCCTGGTGTGCCACTCTTTGGCTTACTTCTTGGGCGGAAGCCGGTCATCCATTTCCTTATCGTTCTCCAGGCGCATATGCTCTTGGGGATTGGGCTAAGAAACATGGTTGGGCTAAGCCTATTGGTCGGTTAGTGCCTGGTGATGCTTGTGTTTGGAACGAAGGTTCGGGACATCTTAGTATGTTTGAAAGATTTGACCCATCAACTGGACTTGTTCATACCATAGATGGTAACTGGAACGATCGAGTTCAGAGAGCAACGCATCGCATTAGTTCTCTTCGAGTGGGAATTCATGTTCCTGAGCAGCATACAGTTTTGCCACCGAAAGATCCATATTTTGTGATTGCCACAAGTGTTAATGGTCATAAGAAAATTCTATTTTCAAAGCGTGCAACCGAAAAGAAAGTGTTGGGTATTTTACCCCGTCTTGTTCATAAATTTGGTGCTAGTGGTATTACAATTAAGCGTAGTAAAAATAAGCCAAAATAAGGAGATAAAATGGAAGAGCGTGACGAACAGGCTATGGAAGAGCAGCGCGACGCAGAGCGAGCAGCCGCAAGAGATGAGCATAATCAGAGAACTGCTGGAGAACAGCAGCCTCTTCCTGCAGAGCCTGTTTCTGCGGAGCCTATGTCAGAGCCTACTTCTGAGGAGCCTGTTTCTGAGTCCACTGAGGATGGTAACGGTGGAGTTCTTGATTCTGAGGCTGAGGAAGCTTCTGAGCCTGCTACTGAGTCTACTTCTGAGGAGCCTGCTGCTGAGCCTGCTCCGGAACCCGATGGTGGAACTACCGAATAACATAATTTTAGTTTGCCAAGAGAGTGGGTAAAATAATGGAAGATAGTATTCTCAATAGTACGAAGAAGATCTTAGGGGTTGCGGACGATTATACGGCATATGATCTCGATATTATTACTCATATTAATACTTCTCTCTCTACTCTCACTCAATTAGGTATTGGTCCCGTTGAGGGCTTTATGATCGAAGATGAACGAGCTGTTTGGGAAGATTTTGTTGAGGATGATTCTAGATTCAACTCAATTAAGTCATATGTGTATCTCAAGGTTAGACGATTGTTTGATCCCCCAAATACATCATACTTACTTGATGCAATGGATCGTCAGATCGAAGAGTTTGAATGGCGTTTAAATGTTGTGAGAGAAAATGACATTCCTCTTCCTCCAGTTCTAGTAGAGGATGATATTATTTCTATAGAGGATGTATTTTAAAGAGGTTAGTGTATGAGTTTATCTAATACGGCAACACCAATTTATTATGGTCAATTTCGTGAAGCTGTTCTCAGAGGAGAAATCCCTGTAAATCGCGAGATTTCTATGGAAATGAACCGAATTGATGCGCTCATTGCTAATCCCAATATCTTTTATGACGATCAAGCTGTTGAAGGATTTATCCGCTTCTGTGAAGGGGAAATGACTTTAACCGATGGATCTGATTTACATCTTCTTGATACGTTCAAACTTTGGGCCGAGCAAGTTTTTGGCTGGTATTACTTTGTTGAGCGTAGCGTTTATGTTCCAACAAAAGATAATCACGGTGGACATTACGAAAAAAGATTGATCAAGAAACGTCTCACGCTTAAACAATATTTAATTGTTGCTCGTGGAGCAGCAAAATCTATGTATGCGGCGTTAATTCAATCTTTCTTTCTTAATGTCGATACATCAACGACACATCAGGTTACCACAGCGCCGACAATGAAACAAGCTGAAGAAGTCATGTCACCAATTAGGACTTCTATCACGCGCGCACGAGGACCTTTGTTCAAGTTCCTTACCGAAGGTTCTCTTCAAAATACCACGGGGTCTCGAGCTCTTCGAGTTAAGTTGGCGGCAACTAAGAAGGGTATTGAGAATTTTCTCACTGGATCATTATTAGAGATTCGTCCGATGGCTATCAATAAGCTTCAGGGCTTGCGTCCTAAAGTTTCCACAATTGATGAATGGCTATCGGGAGATCTTCGTGAGGATGTTGTCGGCGCTGTTGAACAGGGTGCTTCTAAGCTTGAAGATTATCTTATTATCGCAGTTAGTTCCGAGGGAACTGTGAGAGCAGGCTCTGGTGATACAATCAAAATGGAGCTTGCCGATATTCTCAAGGGTGAATATTTAGCGCCTCATGTTTCGATTTGGCATTACAAATTAGATGATCTTGAAGAAGTTGCTAACCCAGCTATGTGGGTAAAAGCTAATCCAAATTTAGGAGCAACTGTCTCATATGAAACGTATCATTTGGATGTGGAACGTGCTGAAAAGGCTCCTGCTTCTCGAAACGATATTCTCGCAAAGCGTTTCGGAATCCCTATGGAGGGTTATACGTATTTCTTTACATACGAAGAGACCCTTCCACACCGTTCTCGAGAATTCTGGCAAATGCCTTGTAGTTTGGGTGCAGATCTTTCGCAAGGGGATGACTTCTGTGCTTTCACTTTCTTATTCCCGTTGGGAAGAGAGAAATTCGGAGTAAAGACTAGAAGTTATATTACTGAACTCACATTGATGAAACTTCCTGGTGCTATGCGCCAAAAATATGAAGAATTTATTAATGAAGGAAGTCTTCATGTGATGAATGGTAATATTCTAGACATCATGGAAGTTTATGAAGATCTGGATAAATTTATTCTTACATCAGAATACGATGTTCGAACTTTGGGTTATGATCCTTATAATGCAAAGGAATTTGTCAATCGCTGGGAAACTGAGAATGGACCTTTTGGAATTGAGAAAGTAATTCAGGGAGCTAAAACAGAATCAGTTCCATTGGGTGAGATCAAAATAATGAGTGAACAACGATTACTTATATTTGATCAATCGTTAATGTCGTTTGCAATGGGCAACGCTATTACTATGGAAGATAGTAATGGCAATCGTAAGCTTTTGAAGAGAAGACAAGACGAAAAGATCGATAATGTTGCTGCTCTTATGGATGCCTGGATTGCATATAAAATTAATAAGGAGGCGTTCGAATAAGATGCCAAATGTGGTTATTGTAGCACTTCCAACGGAAGATGATTATGTAAATAAAATTTCTAGTGAAAAAGTTCCTCATATGACTATTTTATTTCTTGGCGATTTATTAAATGTAAAAAATTTGGGCAAAATTATTTCATTTACACAACATGCTTCCGATCAAATGCTTCTTCGTTTTGGTATGGATGTGGATAAACGAGGAGTATTAGGACCAGATAAAGCAGATGTTTTATTTTTTAAGAAATCGCAATGGAGTGGATTTGATTCTGTAAATTCTTTCAGATCTTCTTTATTACAAGAACCAAATATTCGAACAGCATACGATTTAGTTCCCGATCAATTTTCAGAATGGATTCCACATTTAACACTTGGGTATCCAACTTCACCTGCAAAACCTGATAATCGAGATTATCCAGGGATTTATTATGTAAGTTTTGATCGCATTGCTGTCTGGTTTGCAGAGTTTGAAGGAATTGAATTTCCTTTAAAAAGTTATGATGATATGATGATACAAAGTGCAATAAAATAAAATGTTAGAAGGGAGGTGAGCGTGGCTCAAATTGGATCCTTCTTAAAACACGCCTGGAATGTATTCACTAATCAAGAACAACAGCAAGCATACAATCGTCCTTACGCGCCTTATTATGGCACAGAAAGTTATGGATCGGCAAGACAAGATAGGCGATCACTTAGATTTAGTAATGATAAATCAATCATTACTTCAATTTATACTCGTCTTTGTATAGATATAGCTTCGATTGATATGCGCCATGTGCGATTAGATGAAGAAGATCGATATTTAGAAGATATTGATAGTGGACTTAATGAATGCTTAACTCTTGAAGCCAATATTGATCAAGCCGCGCGAGCTCTTCGTCAAGATATTGCTATGACACTTTTCGATAGTGGTTGTGCTGCAGTTGTTCCAGTTGATACATCTCTTAATCCAATCGAATCTGGCGGATATGACATTTTAACACTTCGTGTGGGTACTATTGTGTCTTGGTATCCAAAACACGTTCGTGTAAGCTTATATAATGAAACTGTTGGGATGAGACAAGAGATTACTCTTCCCAAAGAAACTGTGGCCATTATTG